AACGCAAGCATTTGCTCGGTTAGTTTCAGTCCAAGTTTCAGCATCTGTTCTTGGTGTGGTTGTCATTTGGTATGGTGTTTAATTGCGACCTTTAACTGCAACTCGCAAGTTGTCTTGATCTAGCTTTCGCATCTGACACCACTTTAAGGCGTTTGCAAGTCTAGGGTTATCTAGAGGGGGGCTTTTGTGGAAATTTTCTGACTGTGAGGATTCATCCAATTTTTCACAGCCAAAAACTTTTTGACCCCCTCCACCCCTAGTCTCATCGTCACTCTTGAGATTGCGTCTCATCAGTTCTAATTCGTTGATACTGAGTGCTGGTGTATTATACATTACAGTTATTGTTTGTAGTTAAGGCAGGTTATTGAGACTCGGTGACCTCAGTAAACTCACCATCGATGACCATTCCTTCACTTCGAAGTAGCTCATTGACCTGGGATTGATCGATTCTGAGGCGATGTTCGACCACTGTTTGAGGCTGGTCATGGAGTGCTTGGATTTTGTCAATCGCCACGGCAATAGCGATGGGTAACGAAGCCAAAGGCATATCATCAATCTCTTTCACTAACCTCTCACTTCCCTTACTCACAAAGTGAGATAGAGTCGCTGCTGTGCTCTTCTTCCAGCTAACCAAGTTGAAACCTTCGCTTTCATCCTCCAGCTTATTCTTGAGAGCAGTC